GCCGAAAAACGCCAGCAAGTTAGTTCACCGGTCTAGTGATGATTGGTAGGATGGGGTAACGGGCGGTCTGTCGCCGGGTTAGGGGGTGTGTGTGCCGCGGAAGGGCGACCCGAGTTACGACAAGTACAAGGGCCAGCAGGCCGAGATATCCCGGGAGCGGTCGGAGCGGGGCCGGGAGATCGGCCCCTTGCCCGAGTGCGAGAACCCGGCCCGGCGGAACGCCTGTCTGGACAGCCTGCGGGCGTACTGCCAGACGTACCGGTCGGCAACGTTCTGCAAGCCATTCAGCCCGGACCACCTCAAGGCGATTCAGAAGCTCGAAACAGCGGTGCTGACCTCGGGGCTGTTCGCCCTGGCGATGCCCCGCGGGTCGGGCAAGACCAGCCTGACGACGGCGGCGGCCGAGTGGGCGGTGCTGTACGGCCACCGGCGGTTCGTGGTGCTCATCGGGGCGACCGCCGAAGCCGCCGTCGAACTGTTGGACAGCATCAAGGTCGAGTTCGAGACGAACGAACTGTTGCTGGCCGACTTCCCCGAGGCGGTGTACCCCATCGTCCGGCTGGAGGGCATCGCCCACCGGGCGAACGGCCAACTGCTCGACGGGGAGCGGACGCGGATCACCTGGACGAACGACGAGTTGGTGATGCCGACGGTGCCGGGGTCGCCGAGCAGCGGCGCCCGCATCCGGGTGGCCGGCATCACCGGGCGGGTGCGGGGGATGTCGGCCAAGACGGCGGACGGGGCGACCGTCCGCCCGGACTTCGCGGTGGCGGACGACCCGCAGACCGACGAGAGTGCCGAGTCGCCGGTGCAGACGGACAGACGTGAACGCACGCTCATGGGTGCCGTCAAGGGGCTGGCCGGGCCGGGCAAGACGATTGCGATGGCGGTCCCGTGTACGGTGATCCACCCGCACGACCTGGCCGACCGGCTGCTCGACCGGGACCGACACCCGGAGTTCCAGGGGGACCGGTTCAGGCTGGTGTACTCGCTGCCGCTGCGGCAAGACCTGTGGGACGAGTACGCGGAAATCCGCATCGACTCGTTACGGCACGACCGGGACGGCAGCGAGGCGACCGACTTCTACCGGGCCAACCGGGACGCGATGGACGCCGGGTGCGTGGTCGCGTGGCCGGAGCGGTTCGACCCGGAGCGGGAGGTGTCGGCGGTGCAAGCCGCGATGAACCTCAAGATCGACTCGCCCCGGGCGTTCGCGGCCGAGTACCAGAACGAGCCGGAATCGACGCTGGCGGCCGGGGCCAAGAGCATCGACGGGCGGGAGGCGGTGCGGCGGGCGAGCGGCACCCCGCGGGGCCAGGTGCCGGCCGAGTGCGACCGGCTGACGGCGTTCGTGGACGTGGGCGGCCAGTTGCTCTGGTACGCCGTCTGCGCCTGGGACTCCCGGTTCAACGGCACCCTGATTGATTACGGCTGTTTCCCGAAGCAGACGCGGAGCGTGTTCGCGGCGACGGACCCGCGGCCGGGGCTGGCGGACGTGTACAAGGGGCTTTCCGAGCCGCAGCGGGTGTACGCCGGCCTCGGGGCGCTGCTGCCGGCCCTGCTCGGGCCGGACTACCCGCGGGCGGGGGGCGGGCCGCCGCTCAAGGTCGGCCGGTGCCTGGTGGACGCCGGGGACCAAAGCGACGCCGTCTACAAAGCCTTGCGGGCGTCCCCGCTGGCCGGGCTGTTGCTGCCGTCGAAGGGGGTCGGCCGGAGCACGACACAGGTCGGGGTGGCCCGGTGGAAGGCCCGGACCGGGGAGCGGACCGGGTATCACTGGAAGCTGACCCTGACCGGCACCGGCCAACGCCTGTTGCAGTTCGACCCGGACGCCTGGAAGACCTTTCTGTTCGACCGGCTGAGTACGCCGCCGGGCGGGGCCGGGGCGCTGACCGTGTTCGGCACGGACGACCGGCCGCACGCCCTGCTCGCCGACCACCTGGCGGCCGAGTACGCCGAGCCGGCGACGCTCAAGGGGGACACGTTCGACAAGTGGCAGGCCCGCCCACACCGGCCGGACAACCACCTGCTGGACTGCCTGGTCGGGGCGTGCGTGGCGGCGTCGGTGGACGGGCTGGCGTTCCACCCGGGCGGGCAACCGCCGGCCGGGCCGGCGGGTAAAGTGAGGTTGAGCGACTTGCAAGCCAAACGCCGACAAGCGGCGGGGGCACGCTAGCGGGCGCCGGGGGCCGTGGCCGGCGTCCGCATCTGCGGCCGGTCCTTCGGGGTGGCGACGGTGCCGAGCATCGCCAGCCCGCCGCACACGAACACGAACAGCCCGACCAGGGCGGCGAGGCAGGCGGCCACCGCCACCACCAGCCCGCACCCGAACCCGCAGCCGGTGCCGAACCCGTCGGCCTGCTGCACGACAATCTCCCGGTCCGCCACGCTATCCCCCTGTGAGGTGGGTCAAATGCCCGACCCGGAACCGCCCCGTAAACCCCGCGGGTTCCTGTGCCCGGACTGCGGGGTGAAGTTGAAACAGGTCCGCACCCTGCGGCCCGTCCGGTTCCTCGTCGTCCGCCACCGACAGTGCCCCAAATGCGGGCACCGGCTGACCACCGAGGAGCGTCCCCGCGTCGGTTCCGGCATGGTCGCCGGTTCCGGCGCGTCTGTCTAGTCCCTTCGTCTTAGTCCGCCTGTTATTAGCGCCCGCCCGCGTGACAGTGGGGGTATCCCGCTGCCGCGAGGCGTGCCCGTGCCCGTCCCGACCCCGGACGAAATCCGCGACTCCGTGTCCACCGACGCGGAGGCCGGGGTGTCGTCGTTCACGGCGGGCGACCAGACCACGACCGTCCTCGACCTGGAAAAGCGGCTGAAGGTCGCCGACAAGCTGGCCGGCAACTCCGCGGTTGAAGGCACGAACGCCAACGGTGGGGCGAAGTCCGGGTGGAACACCCTGCGGCCCGCCCGTGTCGTCCCGCCGGGCGCTATCGCCGTGCTAGTCGGCTTTTTTTCGTGCGGCTCGGTAGGAGCAGTCGCCAGTTCGAGTTTTGGCCCGGTGGCAGGAGCCGCAAAGCAATCGGAGCGTATTGGGGAATCGGTTGCGGATTGCCCAGCGGTAAACCGCACACCCGCCGCCACACTCTCGCCGGTGTTTATTCCCGCCGCCGTGAACGTGGTCCAACTCCAGGACGACGAGATCGTCCTCGCCGCAGCAGTCGCAACGGCCGCCGTAGCCCGCAAACGCGGCTTCACGAATCTCCCGTTTGCGGACAACTTCTTTTTGCCGGCATTCGGCGCAGGACGCCTCCTGCAAGGCGAGAGGGGACAGGCATCCGGGGCAAGTCCGAGCGGCGATACACCGCGTCCGTCTGGACGACCATCGGCTTTTGCACCGCTGGCAGTGCCGAGTTCCGGGGATGGGGTCGCGGCCACACGTGGCGCACAACCCCGCATCCCGCCAGCCCTGACGAATCATCCGCTTCGCTTCGACGCGGCTTGCGGCAGTACCATGACGGCTAGACATGCCATCCCCCAACCAGGGTGGTGTGTTCAGGCGTCGGGTGATGCTCGCAACATCGCCCGACGCCGCTATTTTACCGCGGCTCTGTCGCTCCTCCCATCCCAGAGGGGGGCGATATGAGCACCTTCACCGTCACCACCCCCGTCTACGACCGCCGGCCGTCCGCCGCCCCGGCCCGGCGGTCCAGCTACGACGCCGCCCGCACCACCGACGCCAACCGCAAGCACTGGGCGAACGCCGACGGGCTGAGCGCCCCGGCCGCCCTGACCCCCGAGGTCCGCAAGCGGCTCCGCGACCGCGCCCGGTACGAGGTGGTGAACAACTGCTACGCCGCCGGGGCCGTCCGGACGCTGGTCAACGACACCGTCGGCACCGGCGCCCGCCCCCAGTTCCTGACCCCGGACGCCGGACTCAATTCGGCCCTCGAAGAACTTTGGTCCCAGTGGGCGTGCGCCGCCGACTTCCCGCTCACGTCCCGCGTCGCCTGCGGGGTGCGGCACGTCGCGGGCGAGGTGTTCGGCCGCCCCCGGTCGTCCGCCCGGCTGGCCCGGCTCGGGCTGCCGGTGACGCTCGACGTGCGGCTGTACGAGCCGGAGCAGGTGACGCACGGGCTGACCGCCTTGACGATCCCGTCGGCCGCCGGGGATGACGGGGTCGAGTGCGACAACGACGGCGAAGTCACCGCCTACAAGATCCTCGGCTACCACCCGGGCGACACCCGCCCGCTGTCCGCCCGGTTGGAGCCGGCGACGGTGCCGGCCGACGACGTGTTCCACTGGTACGTGCCGGACCGCCCGGGGCAGTTGCGGGGCGTGACCCCGCTCACCCCGGCCCTGCCGGTGCTGGCCCAACTGCGGCGGTACACCCTGGCGGTGCTGACCGCCGCCGAGACGGCCGCGTCGTTCGCCGGGGTGCTCACCCAGGACGTGCCGCCGGGCGAAGCCCCGGTGGACGCCGAGGCGTTCGACACGGTCGAGATCGTCTCCGGGATGCTCCTGACCCTGCCGGCCGGGGCCAAAGCCGAGCAGTTCAAGCCGGAGCAGCCGACCACTAACTACGACGCCTTCGTGGCGGCGAAGCTGCGGGAGTGCGGCCGGGCGATCAACATGCCCTACGGCAAGATCGCCGGGGACCACTCGCTTTACAACTACTCGTCCGGCCGGCTGGACGACGCCCCGTACTGGCAGGACCGGGACATCGAGCGGCGGGCGTTCGAGGCCAAGTTCCTCAACCCCGTCCTGCACCGGTGGCTGGACGAGGCCCGGTACGAGTTCCCGGCGCTCATGGCCTGGCAGGGCCGCGGGTGGTGGGCGTTCCCGCACGTCTGGCACTACGACGCCCGGCCGTCGTCCGACCCGGTCAAGGACGCCACCGGGGACGAGCTGAACCTGTCGAACGGGGCGGACACCCTGGCCGCCATCGCCGCCCGGGACGGGACCACCGTCACCGCCCTGCTCGACCAGCGCAAGCGTGAGATGGACATGTTCAAGGAGCGGCAGCTGCCGCTGCCGGCGTGGCTGACCGGCGGCACGGCCGCCGCCAAGTCGCCGACCGCCGGACCCCAGTCGAACCCGCAGGAGGCCGCCGCGCATGGCTGACGCCCTGTCCGTGCCGACGTTCCCGCGGGTCGAGGACTACGCCGGCGTGTGGGCCATCGAGCCGGCCGCCGGGGCGGCCCTGTTCGACCTGGCCCGCCGGACCGACCTGCCCGCCCACGTCGCCGCCGCCGCCCCGCCCCGGACCGCGGCCGCGGACGGGTTCTTGCCCGTCCGGGCGGGGAACGGCGAGACGGTCGCGGTGGTGACGCTCACCGGCACGCTGATGAAGTCCGCCGGCTCGATGTCCGCCGGCACGTCCACGGTGATGGCCCGCAAGGCGGTCCGGCAGGCGGCCAACGACCCCGAAGTCTCGGCCATCCTGCTGGCCGTGGACAGCCCCGGCGGGACCGTCGCCGGCACCGCCGACCTGGCCGCCGAGGTGAAGGCCGCCGGCAAGAAGAAGCCCGTTTGGGCGCAGGTCGAGGACTTGGGGGCGAGTGCCGCCTACTGGGTGGCGTCCCAGGCGGACAAGGTGTTCGCCAACACCCCGACCGCCCTGGTCGGCAGCATCGGCGCCTTGTCGGTGCTGTACGACCTGTCCGCCGCCGCCGAGTCGCAGGGGGTCAAAACCCTGGTCATCGGCACCGGCCCGCTGAAGGGGGCCGGTGCCCCGGGGGCGCCGATCACCGAGGACCAGCAGGCGTACTTCCGCGGCCTCGTGGAGAACGCCCAGGAGTCGTTCGACGCGGCGGTCCGGTCCGCCCGGTCGCTGACCGAGCGGCAGTTGGATGCGGTCAAGTCGGGCGGGGTGTTCGGGGCGGCCGAGGCCCAGGCCCGCAAGCTCATTGACGGCGTGCAGTCGATGGACGCCACGCTGTCCCAACTGGCGGCGGAAGCCCGCCGCCGGACCCGTAGTTCCCCTTCCCGGGCTGCCGTCGGCCCGACCCCCGTGCGGAGTGCCGCGATGGACGAAACGACCGTGACCGCCGGGGCCGACAGCGTCGCCGCCCCGATCCAGGCCGCCGACCCGGTGGCCGAGTTCCGCCGGCAGATGGCGGCCGAAACGGCCCGCATCGGCGGCGTCCAGAAGGCCGCCGCCGGGCACGCCGACATCGCCGCCACGGCGGTGGCCGAGGGGTGGTCGGTGGAGAAGACCGAGCTGCACGTCCTGCGGGCCGAGCGGGCGGCCGGGCCGGCGGTCAACCCGCACCACGCCGGGCCGCGGTTCGTTTTCGGGGCGGGCAAGTATCAGCCCGGGGCTGCCACCGTCGGCGCCGGCGTGAAGGTCGAGGACGCGGTGGCCGTCGCCATCTTGCAATCGCTCGGCCGGACGGACACCCCGCAGCAGTACGCCGCCGAGGCCCGGCAGGCGGCCGACGACAACTTCCGGGGGTTCGGCCTCCAGCAGTTCCTGCTGACCGCCGCCGCCCACAACGGCTACCCGGTGCACGTCGGGGAGAAGATCACCAAGGGCAACCTGGGCCGCGTCCTGCGGCACGCCTTCGGCGACGCCGACCCGCGAGCCGCGTCCGGCGGGCAGTCCACGTTCTCGATGAGCGGCATCCTCGGGGCGGTGGCCAACAAGGAGATTCTGGCCGGGTACGTCGAGGAGGACATGGCCTGGAAGGAGATCGCACAGGTCAAGAACGTGTCCAACTTCCAGACGTACACGTCGTACCGGATGCTGGACGACCTGGAGTACGAGCAACTCCCGCCGGGCGGGGAGATCAAACACGGGACGGTGGCGCAGGAGAGCATCACCCGGTCGGCGAAGACCTACGCCAAGATGTTCCAGTTGGACCGCACGTCGATCATCAACGACGACCTCGGGGCGTTCGACGACCTGCGGACCCGGCTCGGGCGGGGGGCGAACAAGAAGTTCAACAAGGTGTTCTGGACGGCGTTCATCAACAACTCGTCCTTCTTCACCAGCGGCCGGACCAACTACATCTCCGGCTCGACCACCAACCTGGGGACCGACGGGGTCGGCCTGGGCCTGGGGGTGAAGGCGTTCCGGCAGATGACCAGCCCGACCACCGACGGCGCCAAGCACGTCGGCGCCCCGGGCGGGCGGCCGGAAATCCTGCTGGTGCCGCCGAGCCTGGAGGCGAACGCCGAGATCACGTATCGCAACCAGAACCTGGGGGCGGTCGCGGGGTCGAGCGCGAACATCTACGCCAACAAGTACCGGCCGGTGGTGGCGTGGCAACTGGAGGACTCCAGCTACACCGGGTACTCGGCCACGTCCTGGTATCTGTTCGGCAGCCCCCGCGTCCTGGCCCCGATGTTCGTCTCCTTCCTCGACGGCCAGATGGCCCCGACGGTGGAGATGACCGACGCGGACTTCAACACGCTCGGCGTGCTGTTCCGCGGGTTCCACGACTTCGGCTGCGACCAGGCCGAGTACCTGAGCGGGCTGCGGAGCAAGGGCGCCGCGTGACGACCCCGGGGGCGGCCGGTGCCGCCCCTTCAACCCCGATGGGCTTTCTTCCGTGGGAATCGACCCGCAGACGATCAACGGTGCCCCGGCCCCGGGCACCCCGCTCGGCCGGCTGGCCGCCGCGCTGAACGTGCCGGACACCGCCCGGTTCGTGGAGGTGCTGGCCGGCGACCTGCTCGACGTGTGCGACACGCTCGGGCCGAAGGCGAAGCCGGACCTGAAGCAGAAGGCGACCGCCGCCGCCGACCGGTGGGTGGGCGAGCCGGTCCGGCTGAAGCCGGCCGAGGTCAAGGAACTGGTGGCCGCCGCCCTGGGGAGTTGATGGCCGACGACCCGCGACCGACTGACGACGCCCGCCCGGCGGTCCGCCTCGGGATGCCCGGCTATTCCGGGCTGACCGGGGCCGCCGCGAAAGGGTTCTGGCTGGCCGCCACCCCCGGCCGGTTCGCCATGAAGCGGCACGCCGTCGAGGGGTCGCTACTGGCGAACAACTTCAACCGGCTGTGGTGCTGGGCGCTGAACGAGGCGAAGGCCGGCCGGTGCGACTATTTCGCCATGCAGCATTCGGACATCGAGCCGGACGCCGGCTGGCTGGACGTGCTGATCGACGAGCTGGACCGGACCGGGCTGGACGTGCTGGGGGTGCCGGCCCCGATCAAGGACGCCCGGGGGCTGACCTCGACCGCCCTGGCCCGGGACGACGGGGACACCTGGCGGGTCCACGCCCGGCTGACCGTGGCCGAGCTGCAACGCCTGCCGGAGACGTTCACGGCGGCGGACGTGGGCGGCCGGCCGCTGCTCCTGAACACCGGGCTGTGGGCCTGCCGGTTCAACCCCGAGTGGGCGCGGCTGTGCCGGTTCACGATCAACGACCGCATCGTCGTCGGCCCGGACGGGGAGTACCGGCCGGAGGTCGAGCCGGAGGACTGGTACTTCTCCCGGCTGCTGAACGAGCTGGGGCTGAAGGTGGGCTGTACCCGGAAGGTGCGGCTGACCCACCGCGGCCCGTTCGCGTTCCCGAACGACCGGGCGTGGGGCGACCGGTTCGACTCGCAGGCGGTGGACCGCTCGCCCCTGGACGACGCGGACGTGGCGGCGTGGTTCCCGAGCGACGTGCCCGGGTGGCTGACCGAACCCGAAGGTGCGGAGCTGGCCCGGCTGGCGGCCGGCAAGGCGGTGCTGGAGGTCGGCGCGTACTGCGGCCGGTCCACCGTCTGCCTGGCCCGGACGGCGAAGTGGGTGACGACGGTGGACCCGTTCGACGGCCGGGGGACGGCCGCCGAGGGGGACACGTACCCGGCGTTCAAGGCCGCGATGCTGCGGCACGGGATCACCCCGGACAAGGTGGCCGCCCACCGCGGGACGGCGGCGGCCGTCCTGCCCAAGCTGCCGGCCGTGTACGACCTGGCGTTCATCGACGGCGCCCACGACTACGAGAGCGTGGCGGCCGACGCGGCGATGGCCGCCGACCTGCTCAGGCCGGGCGGCCTCCTGGTGTTCCACGACTACTCCGACCGCGACCCCGGGGTGTGCCGGGCGGTGAACGAGCTGGTCGCGGCCGGCGGGGCGGTGCTGGGCCGGGTGGACTCGCTGGCCGTGGTCCGGCCGCCGGAGTTGGTTCCCTTGACCCTTGCGGGAGTGTGACATGGCGGAAGTGACTCGACGGGCGGGGGAGCCGATCATGGTCCCCTACACCCCGAGCGGCGGCAACGTCAGCGCCGGCCAGGTGGTGCTGGTCGGCAACACGACCGGGTGGACGTGCGGCATCGCCGAGCTGGACATCACCAACAGCACCCTCGGCGCGCTGGCCGCCGGCGGCGGGGTGTACGACGTGACCAACCTGAACAACGCGGCCGACGGGACGAAGGTGTACTGGGACGACACCAACAACAAGGTGACGACCACCAGCACCAACAACGCCCTGTTCGGGTTCATCCATTCGAGCGGCGGCGGCGGGGCGAACAGCACCGCCCTGGCGTTCCACTGGCCCTACGTCTAACCGGCCCGCGGGGAGGGTGACGCATGGCCGAGGCGTTGCTGTACCGGGACTCGCTCACGTCCACCGCCCTGACGCGGGCGTCCGCGTCCGCGACGGTGGCGGGGGAGGTCCAGTGCCAGCCGGACGGCCGGGCCGGGGTGCTGAACAAGACATCGGACCAGGCCGCCGGCACCCAGGCCGACTGGCTGACGGCCGGCCAGTTCGTGGTGCCCAAAACGTCCGGGGTGACGCTGCTCGACGGCGGCCCGGTGTACTGGGACCACAGCGCGAACGCGGCCACGTTCCGCAGCGTGTCGGACAGGGACTTCTACCTCGGGACGGCGGTCGGGGACGCGGCGGCGGCGGCGGTCATCGCCGTCGTCAACCTGAACCGCCAGCCGGCGTACAAGGTGGACCTGGCCCGGGACGGGGTTGTCTCCGCGACGACCGGCACGGCCGCCGCGGGCGGGTTCGGCTACCCGGTCCGGTTGGGCGGCTCGACCGTGCTGGAGCTGACCGCCACCAACGAGGCCCAGAAGGTGGACGCCCTCAGCGTGGAGGGGTTCGCCGTCGGGTCCAACTGGATCGTTGAAGCCGCCTTCCGGGTGCTGTCGGACGGCAGCGGGACGGCGGCCGACTTCAGCCTCGGGCTGGCCAACGGCACCCACGGGACGGACGCCGACTCGATCACCGAGCACCTGTTCGCCCACCTGGACGCGAACAGCACGAACATCAACCTCCAGTCCAAGGACGGCACGACCACCGTCACCAGCACCGACACCACCACCGACTACGCCGAGGGGTCGGCCCTGTCGAACCGGGTGGAGGTGTGGTTCGACGGCCGCACCCCGGCCGACCCGCAGGTGTACGTGGACGGGGTGAACGTGCTGCCGGCGTCGGTGTTCTCGATGGCCGCCGCGAGCGGGCCGCTGTACCTGCTCGCCCACCTGGAAAAGACGAGTTCGACGGACACGTACAAGGTGGCCGTTGACTGGTTGAGAGTCCGCATCAGCGACGACTGACCGGGGGTGCGGCGTGGCGACCCTGATGGCCCGCGGACAGGCGTTGCTCGCCCGCAAGGGGCTGGCCGCGGCCGGGGTGAGCGTCACCTACACCCGGGACTCGTCGGCGGTGTCGCTGACGGCGTGGGTGGGCAACACCGACCGGGAGGCGGCGGGGCTGGCCGGCGGGGAGTACGTGGTGCGGGTGCGGACCGACCGCGACTACCTGCTCCGGTACGCCGACCTGGCGGCGTTCGGCGAGCCGCAGCCGGGGGACACCCTGACGGAAGTGATCGGGACGGAAACGGAAGTGTACGAGGTCATCCCGCGGGGCGGGGTGCTGCCGCCGTGGGACTGGCAGGACTCGGCCCACACGGTCGTCCGGGTGCGGTGCGCCCGGGTGAGCGACACCGGCACGCAGCCGGGGGTGGGGGTGGGCTGGGGCGGGCTGACGTGGGGCGGGGACCGGCTGACCTGGGGGCCGTGAGTTGGCAAGCCGCATCGCCACCGTCCGCAACGCGGTCGTCGCCCGGATCGAGGAGGGGTGGACGGGCGGCCCGGCCACCGTGTCCACGGTCCCGGCCCCGGACCTGGAGAACGACCGCAGCACCGGCCGGCGGGTGTTCGTCCTGATGGACGGGTACGCCGACGGCGGGCCGGTGACGCGGGAGACGGACCGGACCCTGTACCGGGTCCGGGTGGTCGTGTCCGAGCTGTACACGGCGGCCGGGTCTGTGACCGATTCGTGGCTGGATACGCGGCTCGACTGGGTCAAGACCGAGGTGTGGGACAAGCTCACGGACCCGCGGAACCCGCTGACGCTGACCGGCCCGGCCGGGACGGCGTGGCCGGAGGCGGCCGATCAGACGGTTCTGTACGACCCGGACCGGCTGCGGGCGGACAAGCGGTTCGTGGCCGAAACCGTGTTCACCTTTCGGGTGGAGGAGTGACCGATGCTCGTCGGGATGAACGCGGTCATGTACCGCAACACCGGCACCTACAACTCGGTGACGTGGGACGAAATCACCGGCATCGGGGACTGCACCGTCACGGCCGACTGGGACGTGGTCAAGCAGGCGCTCCGCGGCAACGCCGTGGCGCTCGGCTACAAGACGTTCCTGAACCTGGAAGTCACGTTCAAGATGGAGGCTAGCCTCAACGCGGCCGACTACGTGGCCATGCGGTCCGCGTTCCTGTCCCGCACCCCCGTGGACATGCTGGTCCTGAACGACGACAAGACCACTAACGGGGCGTGGGGGTTCCGGGCCGACTTCCTGGTGACGAGCCACAACGAGGACCAGGGGGCGGGGTCCGCCCTCATGCCCGAGTTCAAGCTGATCCCGGCCCCGGCCACCAGCGACACCATCGCGGTGCCGAAAACCGCCGAGGTCGGGGCGAACAACACGATCACGTACTCGGCCATCACCTGACCCGGGGGCCGGGCCGTGGGTAAGATCGGGACGCTCCGCGAGATCGACCGGGCGAAGGACTGGTTTTTCGACCGGGCGGCGGTCCTCGACCGGGTAGACCGCGCCCGGGTCAAGTCGCTGTCCCGGTTCGGGGCGTTCGTCCGCACCCGGGCGCGGTCGCTCATCCGCACCCGCAAGCGGGTCAGCCGGCCGGGCGAGCCGCCGTCCAGTCACACCGGCGTCCTCAAGCGGTTCATCTACTTCGTGTACGACCCGGTCCGCAAGACGGTCGTGGTCGGGCCGGCCAAGACGAACCAACTGTTCCACCGCGGGGGGACGCCGGGCGTGACCGGCGGGGCGGTGTTCGAGGGGCTGACCCGGGGGCCGGTCCCCGGGATTTTGGAGCGGGGCGGGGTGGCCGGCAAGGTCGAGGTGTTCAAGGCCGGGCGGTGGCAGCGGGCGGACCTCCGCAGCCGGCGGCGGCTGGCCGGGCTGCCGCTGCGGACCCGGTGGTACAAGGTCGCCGCCCGGCCGTACATGGTGCCGGCCCTGCTGTCCGTCCGGCGGCAGTTCATCCGGCAGTTCCGCGGGTCGATGGGGGGCTAGCGTGGCGACGTTCAGCATCGGCGGCACGGGCTACCACCTGCGGCTGACGCACGGGCTGGTGAAGCGGGTGAAGGCGGAAACGGGCCTCGACCTGTACGCCGTGGCCGACGACCAGGACTGGTACGTCCGGGACGTGCTGTGCCACACGTACCGGCTGTACCCGGCGGTGTACGCGGCGGTCAAGGGGCAGACGACGCTGGACTACGAGGCGTGGCTGGACCCGCTGGACGGGCCGGCGGCCGAGTCGGTGCGGGCGGCGATGCTGGAGGCGTTCGCGGATTTTTTCCCCGGCCTGCCGACCTCCCAGACGTTGAGGGCGGCGGGCGGGGCGGCGGCGTTTCTGGAGCGTCTGGCGGCCGAGGCGGCAAGCCGGCCGGGTGGCACGAGCGGGTCTGCCGGTGGGCCGGGGCCGTCGGCGTCTGCCCCGACCCCCTGACCCCCCGGGAGCTGTACTGGATGGCCCACGAGCGGGAGCTGCTGGAGTGGGACCGGACGGCCGCCCTGATGTCGTGGGTCGGCCGGTTCACCAGTGCGAAGTTCGAGCCGTTAAAGCTGAACCCGGTCCGGCTGGCGGCCGAGGCGGCGGCCCGGCCGGTCAAGCGGGCGGTGAGCAAGGAGGAGTCCGATTTGGCGTTCGCGGCGTTGGGGGCGGCCCTGAAGCAACTGGCCAAGAAGGGGTGACGGGTGGCACTGAGCGGCGGCGACGGCGGGGGCGGGTCCAGCGGCGCCGTGCGGGCCGGCGGCGCCTACGTCGAGCTGGGCACCAAGGACGCCCTGCTGACGGCCGGGCTGAAGAAGGGCGCCCGGGACGTGGCCGCGTGGACGGCCGCCACCGCCGCCGCCACGGGCGTGGTGCTGGCCAAGGCGACCGACACCCTCGGCGACCTGTCCCGCATCGGCGAAATCGCCCAGGCGACCGGCGCCCCGGTCGAGAAGCTGTCCGGCCTGT